CGTTCGATTCGGTCAGACCTTCAGCAGCGGTGTTCTTCACGGTTTCCATGACCATGAACTCTTCCACACCGAAGATTTCAGCCAGTTTGGCATCCGTCACCAGAGCGGTGTTCGTCACGGTAGCACCACCATTCAGGCGGGCAAGGATCGTAGGGTGGTTGACGAGAATGTCACGAACTTCTTTGCCCACAACCATGACGTTGGGCTTGAAGCCGCCCGACTTGAGTTGCACGGTACGCATGATGTTGGTAACGTCTTGGATCGGGGTCGAGGTCGAGTAGTTCGACCACTGGATGACCTGAACCGACGAAGGCGACGAGGCAACGCCATCCCAGTCCGTACCCCAGACACCGCCCTTGAAGTAGGTATCAGCCCACTTGATTTCACGGTCAATCAGGAGTTGGTGGGTCAGCATCTGAGCGCCAGCAGCGCGGATGTCCAGTGCTGCATCTTCGTTAGCCAGCGTTTCGAAGTCGAAGTCGGTTGCCAGCGAGAACACGTCAGCCGAGTAGGTGTCCTGCGAAAGGGTCATGCCCACACGAGGAGCCTGAGTGCGCGGGGCGCGGGCCTGCACCTGACCAGTGCGATTGAAGTCAGCACGGTTGTAGATGTAGTACTTGTCAGTCTTCTTCGTAACGCCAACTTTCGGGAACACACGGTCAGCAATAAAGCCGTTAGCGTCTTGCAGGAAAGCAATCGTCAGGTTGGTAAGCGGTGCGTCAATATGAACGCTGCTAGGGGTCAGCATAGCCATTTTTGGTAATCCTTTATTTTAACTAGAAATTAGGCGACTTCGGTTTCAGCGCGCGACAGTTCGACCGTGATGATCTGGTTGTCAACAGCAGCTTCCAGAGCGTAGCCGAGGATAACGTCACCCGAAGCAGCGGCAACAGCTTCACCAGCCGAGTCCGAAGCGACAGCAGCGCCACGAGTGATGTTGCCAGCAGCTTTGACAGTCACACGACCATCGTAGGCAACCGTGACAGCCTGACCAGCGCCAGTGGCAGCATTCAGAGCCACACCACAAGCACGAGCGCCATCGCCGCAGGGATCAATCTGACCATCCGAGGCGGGGCCAGCAACAAAAGTGAACTGAGAGATAGCAGCGCCCGAAATGGAGGTGCGGGTCTGCATGTTTTCCGTAAATGCCATAATAGAGGCTCCTTTTACTTTTTGTAGGTTTCAAGCACGAGGGTGCGACCCTGTGCGGTTTTGATGACAGCAGCATACGCTTTGTGGAAGTCTTTCTCTTTCTTCTCTTCCTGATAAGCCTTGACCATATCGTTCAGCTTTTCAGTAGGAGTTTTCAGATCATTAGCTGCATCAGTTTTGCCGACTTCTTGGTAGATGCCCGCAAAGGCAGCGTCAGCGGAACGAAGGAGTGCAAGCAGTTCTTCGTCTTGCCCAATCGACTTCAACAGTTTACCACGCTCATCAGCAGTTCCCTTGAAATTGGGGAGAACCTCATCGGCGCGTTTACGGAGTGCTTCAACTTCGAGAGCCTTTTGCACATCTTCTAGTTTTTTCAGGATCGGTGCAGGGATAGCCGATTTGGCAATCATCTCACCTTCAACTTCGATCATCTCTTCGGCAGGCTTTGCCTTTTCAACAACAGCCACTTCAAGATCAGCGACTTTGCCTTTGAGAGTTTCGATCTCTTCCAGAAGCATCTTGTTGACTTCTTCAAGTTCAAGGGCTTCATTCTTCCAAGACTTACGAGCGGGCTTCTTTTCGCCCATCATGTCGTCGTCCATCATGTCTTCTTCGTCGTCTTCCATGTCGTCCATCTTGTCGGACTTCATCTCTTCTTTGTAACCCTTTTCAGTCTCGTCAGAGACACTAGTCTCTTCAACTGCATCGAGTTTTTCGACTTCTTCGTTTTCCATGTGTTCCCCTTCCGGGCTGCGCTTAAAGAGAGCAACCTTAGCGAGTGGGTCATCGCCCATATCGACCAAGGAAACCTCTTCAAGTTCCAAGTTTACGAGTTCGGTGGGCATTACACCATCTCCTTCAAAGCACGTCCCCCAATCGAGAACGCAGCCAGTTTACCGCTTTTAACATCTTGCCATACTTGGTCGTCGTAGACCTTGATAGCGACTAACCAGCCCTCGCGGTCAGACTGGATACCCAATGCCTTGGCAATTTCGTTAGTCAAGGGCATGGAATGGACAACTTCCCCGATCTTACCACCAGTGTGCATAGCCTTGGCAGTTCTCATGGAAAGCATAAAATTGGTTGCAGCCTTTGCAATCTGGTCAGGGCGAATAAACTCTTCGCTATGATCTAGGCTGATTTCACCGTTGACAGTCGAGACGTAAGCCCAACCAAAGGCAAGACGCTCTTCATCAAGTTGCTTGACGATCTGACCTTCGACGGATACTTTAGTCAACTCCGAGACAGAGGTTCCACTTTCCCACATGCGACAGGACCAGTAACGGGCAGAGGTTTTGTCGGTGGCCGTGTCACAAGAATGGCGGGAACGGAAGTTAGCACGAGCATCTGGGTCGTCCCTTCGGATTTCCATGTTGGGGTCGCCAAAGGTGACTTTCTTAACCTTGTCACCAGACTTGACGTAGACACCAAACTTCTTAGTGGAGCCAGCAGGCATACGGAAAGGCTTGTCGAGTTCGACACTGCGACCTTGGTAGTCAGCTTTAGCTACAGCCTGTTTGGCTTGCGACCACGCACCAGCAAAGGCACGTCCTTCGCTCATACCTTCTTCTGCCATCATGGAGTTGAAGACGTTACGGAAGACTGATTGCTGATTTGTTGAGAGTTTATCACGGACTGCTTTCGGGAGGTCTTCATTGCTACTGTACGGCATTGTTCCTCACCAAAATCATAGAGAAGTTTGTGGTAACTCGTGTGTTGTTAGTTTCAACCTGAGCGGCTTGTATATCAAGGTCGGTCTTTTCAGCCATTGCAACAGGGGCATAGAAGTCATACCTGTAGGTGCTTTCGTAGACTTCGCCAATATGAGCAATACGGAAACCTTCACCAAAGGGTCTAATAAAGAAACGAACCTGAGCATCTTCACCCTTCTGAACACTAAAGTTGCCAGTATTAATGTAGGCTGTATATCCCGCAGGGACTGTATAGATGCCGTTAAGGGTCTGCCCAATACCATTTTGGATAAGTCCAACAGTGTTTCCGTTGGCCGTGAGAGTAATGTTGCCAGCGTTGTTAGAAGCACCGTTCTTATAGACAGCGGAGTTTACACGCTTAAACTGCACAGTACCTGTGGTGGGAGTAAGACCGCTACAATCAATCTCTTCTGTGATCGGATTGAAGTCTACGTCAAGACCGCTTACCACAACAGACCCTGTATCAGAGGCAGATGCAGAAACCACAGTGACGAGCCTCACAGAGTCCCAGACGGACCAAGGGTACAACCCACCAGCCGCCCACACAGTCTCGTCACCAGCAGAGTCAACATCTGCGTTATATCCAGTGACATTGACAACAGAGTAGCCATCAAACTGTCCCTGAGCGATAGAAAAGTAACTGTCCCTAAGAGTTAGGTGTCCCCAATCAGCCATCAGTTCAACTCCGGTGTAATGACAACAGGCAGATTGCCAGTGTTGGGGAAAGTCTCTATAGAAAGGTCTGCGTAGGTAACTTCAAACTCTGCAAAGTAAGTGCCTGCCGTAGCAGTGTCACCAGTTTGCCAATTGTAGGTTACGATACCAGATGCAGCCGTAGTAATGGTCATTGCTCTGTCAAGAACAACAGAACCGTCAAGGGACTTCATATGAAACCTGACAGTCGCCCCATTCAGGTTGATTGCTGTTCCACTAGCGTTTTGCAGTGTTGCCCTCAAAGACGGAGAGGTGTCAGACTGCTTGATTGTAAAGGCCATCTATGACAACTCCATTCTGAGTGTTTTGGACTTCTGCGTTATTGTTGTTTTGTTGAATGATTGCTATGTTGTTTGTATGAGCAAACTCTGCATCATTGACAGATTCGATGACGACAGCATTTGCAGAGGTGTCACCAGTAATAAAGACGTAACGTCTTTCACCTACAAACCCTACGCCCCTTGGTGCAGAACCTGCAATAACAAGCACTTTGACAGGGATATCTGCACGATAACCTGTGCGTATAAAGGGTACGACAGGAGAGACGTTAGTATTTGCAACTGGGATGTTAACAGACTTGCCAGAGAAGATTTCTGGGGCCTGTACTTCAAGGGTTTGTGTTGTTGCAGGGACAGTGACAGTTGCACTAAAGACAACGACAGGGACCAGAGCCACAACATTTGTGTTAGCCGCACCAATATCAAGACGTTTACCAGCCGCAATAGCAGGTGATCTTCCAAGTATTGTGACTTGTGCTGTCGGGACAGACAGAGCCTTGCCAACACGCAGTTCAGGGACATTTGCTGCAACCTGAGTATTTACTGCATTTGGTTTGACAGAAGCCCCAACAAAGGTTGTTGGAGACTGGCCTTCAATGGTTACAGAGGCTTCTGGTACAGGTACAGATTTTCCAAAAGCAATTGCAGGAGTGCTTGTCGAAACGTCAATGTTAGACGTAGGAACTTGGAGCAAGAACCCTGTTGAAATCTGCGGCGCTAAAACCTGATTAAACAGATTAGCCGCAGGTACATCAAGCAAAAGGTCAAGAAGAATTTCCGGCGCAACACCAGAAACAGTTAGGTTTGTAGAACCAACCGAGACAACTTTACCTGCATTGATAGAGGGTTCAACAGCAGAAATTGAGATGTCTGCCGAAGGTACTTGAAAACCACCAGAGAATGCTTCAATAGTCGGGTCTAGGGCTTGAACAGAGGTATCGACAACATCAACAGGAACAGACACACCTGTTTGAGTAACAGGGTCGAGTGCAGCAACTCCGAAGTCTTTTGCAGGAACTTCAATGAGAACTGGGATAACAACCTCTGGGGCTGCTGCGCTCAGGTTTATTGTAGCAGAAGGGACGTAAATGTTTACGTTAGGGTCTAGGGCTGCAACCCCATCATCGCCAAGTGGGGCGGAAGCGAGAGGGGAAAAGCCTAGCATTTACTCACTCCGGTTTGGTAGGAAACTCAACAACAAACGGGAAACCGGGCTGTTGTGGAAGATCGCGCAGGACTTGGCGGTACTCAGCCCACGCTTTTCGGTCAACTGGTGCGTCGAGCGTCTGGGTCCAGTCGCAAGCCGAGAGCAGAGCATCACGCTTCTCACGAGCCGACTGCGCTACAGCGCTTTTGTTGATTGCGTAGATTGTTTCCTCTGGTTCCGCCTCGCAAGGCTCCCATTGCCCACCCACCCAGCGGTGGGGACCGTCTCCGGTCGGCGCGGCGTATGTCCAGCTGGCGTTAACACCTTCACGTGGGTCAACCTGCTTGGACGCTCCGAGGTAGCCGTTCCTCTTGATCTCGTAGACTGTGATCATGGTCAGGCTCCTGCATAGACGTAGGCTTTTTGGCCCTGAAGGCCGCCGGTAATAACTGGAGGAACCCAGAAGGTTGTTGCGGTGTTGTAGCTGTACAGGTCTACCTCCCCGATCAGGGCGATGTTACCCGTAGTACTGAAGCTGTCTGCCGCAGTCAGGGCGGTGTTTCCTCTAAGCGGGAGAGCCGCGTTTTGCGAACTTCCTATGTTGAATGGAACAAGGCCACCCCTAAACCGAAGCCCAAGGTTGCTCAGGGTACCGACAGTCTGCAGGGTAGGTGATTGGGTACCGGAACCACTAATTGTGTAGATGATTCTACCGTCGTGGACATAAACACCTCTGCTGGCACTGGTGTTTGTGTCAAGTCGCAGCAGGGTTGGGCTGGTAAGGTCGGAAGTGTACGCAGTGCCTCCGATAATCCACACCCCATCGGTGTAAATGACGGGGTTAGCGTTTTCGCTACCAGCGAAAACACTCCACGTAACACCGCCATCCGTTGAGATCATAGCGCACGTGGGGGAAGAGAAAGGAGCTATGATCGTAGTGCCGTCACTAGCTGCGACAACTGCTGGGATGGCTCCAGTAGGCACGAGCCGAGGGGTCCAAGTCACACCGTTGTCCGCCGACGTATACACGTTTGCGAAAATGTTTTGTGATGGAACGGTGGAGGTTTCAAGCATCACAAAGTTTCCGGAGCCATACGTAAGGTAGCCGTTTACCCCGGCGATATTTGTCGTGTTTGTAAGAACACCCCAATCCGTGGCTTTAACCCAGTTTATTCCATCGGTGGAAGTGTAGAAGGTTTGGGGGTACGTCGAGTTGGCCACAACCACAGCCATCCAGTGTGTGCCGCTGTACGCAAGAGCGCGAACGTTTGAGGTGCTAGAGGTTGAGATGGTTCTGACGGGTAAAAAAGACAGGCCGTCTACTGAATAATATAGTCCTGTGTTCGTCAAGGCATGGAAGACCCCAGCGTGTTTAACGACGCGGGTAACGTTCCCTGCAGTGTACTGAACCTCGTCAGAGGTTTTCCAAGTGATGCCATCCGTGGAGGTCTGCACGACACCACTTCCAACAGCCATGAATCTACCGCCAGTAAAGACAATGTAGTCCAGCGGGCCCCTGAAGGCTGTCGAAGTGCGGAACCAGTTGACGCCATCGGTAGACGTCAGAGATACGTTATCGCTGGCCGTGACGAACCTACCGCTGCCCCAAGCGACAGACAGGATATTAACGGCAACCCCTGATGGTGTTCGGTTTGTCCATGTTACGCCGTCAGGAGAGGTCGTGATAGCCCCGCTATTACCGACCGCGCAGAACAAGCTGCCGTTCCAGACAATATCGTGCAGGTTTGGGGTGACGCTGCTGGTCCGCGCCGTCCACGTAATGCCGTCAGGGGACGTGGCAATTCGACCGCCACTACCAACGATAACGAAAAGGCTGTTCGCATAAATGATACGACGCCAGCCAGTGTTCGCCAAGGTCGTGCGGAGTGTCCAAGTGATGCCATCCGTCGATGTGTAGCAGACCGTCGATCCGGCAGTGCCGTTTCCCGTTCCGCCCACCGCGACGAAGATGCCGTTGGCATAGATCACGTCGAAAAAGGAAGTCGTGTCGCTCTGACGAAGGGTCCATGTTGTCCCGTCCGCACTAGAGTAGATCGTGCCATTGCTGCCGCTTGAGTTTCCTGTCACGGCGACGTACACGCCAGCGCCGAAAGCAAAACCAGAAAACGGGATTGAGCCTAGCACAGTAGACGTCCAAATAAGCCCGTCGGTCGAGGTGAAGAGGCGTCCACTTGAGGGAGCACCTCCGGCAAAATAACGCCCGTTGATATACTGAACGGTATCAACAGCGTCGGAGTTACCCATCCAGTTAGCAGACCAACTCTGGCCTGTTGGGGACAAGAAGGCCGTCGCGTTGTTTCCGACAATCGCATACTGACCGACACCGTCGTAAGCAATCCTGCGGGGGTTTCGCCCTCCGGCGCGGGCTTGAGGTGCATACCTCCAAGCTCCATTGACCAGCGTAACCTTCCTCGTAGCACCCGCTAGGACTACCGAAGCGGTGTCGCCAAAGCCTACGACTTTTCCAGCAGCCACAGCGCCTGTGTTGAAATTGGTAAAGGACTGATCAACGTTCCGCGTCCAAGTGATGCCGTCAGCTGACGTAGAGTATTGACCATTTGACCCAAATGCGAAGAACAAAGAGCCGTTCCAGAGAACCTTCGTAATAGCCCCAAAAACGTTTGGGTTGGGAGACGTCCACGAAACACCATCAAGGGAGCGATGGATTATAGAGTTTCCTGCGCCCGCAAGATAGACACCATTTTCATAGATGATGTTACGGGCGCTATTGGCGTAGGCCGTAGTCCAAGTGATACCATCCGTCGATGTCTCAATGGCCGATCCAGCGACAAAGAACTTGCTACCGTCATAGATCACATCGTTATACGCACCGGCCCAGTTCAAGGTGCGACGGGTCCAGTTGATCCCATCGGGAGACGTAATAACCTCATTATTGCCCGCAGCGACGAACAACCCACCAGCATAAATAACACGGCTCAGGCTACCGCTCGTTGGTGTGATTAGGGTCCACGACACAAGGTCCGCCGAATAGGCGACACGGCCATTGTCTCCGACTATGACATACAGCCCTGCTCCGTAAGCAACAGAGTTCGCGTTGTTCGTATCTG